TCAATATCTCTTGCCTCAAACACAGTTACATCAACACTTGCTCAGTTAAATACTGCAGTATCTGATGCTGATGTAGCTTCTCTTGCAGGCTCAGAAACTCTTACAAATAAGACTATTGCACTTGGCTCAAATACAGTATCAGGTACTATCGCACAATTCAATACAGCGGTTACTGATGCAGACCTTGCTACACTTGCTGGAACAGAAACTTTAACAAATAAAACTTTAACTTCTCCAACAGTATCGGGCGGTTCATTTACTAGCCCTCAAATAAATGTTGGTATCAACACACAAACTGGGACTTCTTACACCACAGTTTTGGCAGATAACGGCAAACTTGTAACGCAAAGCAATGCTTCAGCAATTACCACAACCATTGCACCTTTTGCTTCAGAAGCGTATCCTGTCGGCGCACAGATAAACTTCACTCAATTAGGGGTAGGCCAAGTGACTATTCAAGGCGGATCGGGTGTAACCGTTGTTTCAACAGGGTCAACTGCCTCCGCACCTAAACTGCGCACTCGATATTCAAGCGCAACTGCAATTTGCACCAGCCAAGATAACTGGCTAATTGTGGGTGATATTTCATGAGTCGCCTAGCCTTAACCCCTACAAATGTCCCCTCTAGTGCAACCGCGATCAACACGCCAACCCTTAGAGCGGGCGATCTTTATTACAACACCTCAACAGGCCTCATGGTTTATAGCGGATCGGCATGGACTCAAGTCAGTTCCAATGTAACCATTTCAGAGATAGACGCGGGCGTGTTTGATAGCATTGCTCCTTATCAGGGCGGCTTTCCATCAGATACTGCTACTCAGACATTTAACGGGGGTACTCCATAATGGCAGTCGTAACACAGATTCAAGTACGCAGAGGAACTGCTTCCCAGTGGACATCAACTAACCCTGTTCTTGCTTCAGGCGAGTGGGGTTACGAAACCGACACAGGCAAAGTAAAGATTGGTAACGGATCAAGCGCCTGGAACGCTTTAAGTTATACAGGCACAGGAACTGTTACTAGTGTGACTGCTGGAACAGGCCTTAGCGGCGGAACAATTACATCAACAGGAACAATCGCAATTGATACCGCAACAACTGTAGATGTTTCAACCGCTCAAACACTCACAAATAAAACTTTAACCGCCCCAATAATTAACCTTGCTTTGAATGCACAAACAGGAACTACTTATACTTTTGCCTTAACAGATAATGGCAAACTTGTGACTGCTTCTAATGCCAGTGCGCAAACTTATTCAATTCCGACAAATGCAACCACGGCATTTCCAACAGGAACTCAAATAAACATTATTCAAATTGGAGCGGGTCAAGTTACAATCCAAGCCGCAACAAGCGGAACAACAACCGTTTCATCTACTGGAGCAACTGCGACTGCGCCTAAACTAAGAACTCAGTATTCATCTGCAACCTTGATCAAGGCCTCAACCGATTTATGGTATGTAGTAGGAGATATTTCATAATGTCACCTATCATTGGAATTATTGATTCATCAAAAGCAGTCAATGTTGTGACTCAAGCGTATGAATCTATTGCGACTTATACTGGCAGCAGTCAATCTACAATAACCTTTTCAAGCATTCCTCAAACATACAAACATTTACAACTGCGTATGTCTACAAGAAGCACAAGCAGTAACGCTTATAACGCCTGGTTTCGCTGGACTATTAACGGGGTAAGCACAGGTGGTCAATACACTGAAGCGTATCTTGCAGGTAATGGTTCTTCTATTTCCACTTACACAAGCGGAACTCCAACTAACGATTTTGAATCTATGTATAATCCTGGAAGTGATAGCGACAGTAATGTTTTTGGTTTATACATTGTTGATTTTTACGATTACGCAAATACTTCTCGTTACAAAATTGTGAATAGTTATAATGGAGTAATGGGAAATGCCAGCACTACTCGTTTAGGATTAAATACCATCGGTGGTTATTTTAATAGCACTTCAGCAGTCAGTTCTATTACTTTATCGTCAAACTATGGTGTATGGGCATCAGGTTCTAAATTTGCTCTCTATGGAATAAAGGGGTAATCACATGGCGGCTGGCCCAACATACGAACCTATTGCTCAATACACTCTCACGGGAACTCAATCAAGCGTGAGTTTCACTTCTATTCCTCAAACATACACAGATTTAGTTGTGTCAATTCACGGCAGAAGCACAATCGCTAGTGCTGACTCTATTATTTTCTGTCAATTAAACGGAGTTACTTCAAGTTCTTATGGATTCAAACGATTTGGCAGTTCAGGAACTTCGGGCTACTCTGACGGATCGTATTCATCTGCTTATATGTATATGGGTCGCGTTCCTGGAAACTCTGCAACCGCTTCATACTTTTCAGATATTACAGTAAATGTTAATGATTACACCGCCACAAAGTACCCACAATTATTCAGTTCTAGTTTTATGCCTACCACCGCTATTGAATACCAAGCAGGTAGTTTCTTTTCAGCATCAAATGTAGTTAGCATATTATTTTATTTGGAATCTAGTTCGTCTTGGGCTATTGGTTCTCAATTCTCACTATACGGAATAAAGGCTGCATAATGGCTAACACATACTATTTGATTGGATCATCGACCGTATCAGGTTCATCTACTGCGGTTGTCACTTTCAGTTCGCTTGGTGCTTACACAGACATTGTTATTTGGGGTAGCGCAAGAGGTGGCGGTTCTACTGACTACACAAACATAAATGTAACAGTCAACGGAGACACCGCTTCTAATTACAAGTATGTCAGATTTTTAGAAGGTCGCAACACAACTGTTTCTACTAATTTTGCTGCTTCTCTTGCTTATGTATATGCCTATGGAACTGGAGCAACTGACCCTGCTAACATATTTGCCACTAATAAAATAGAAATTAAAAGTTACACAAATACCACAACTCGCAAAACTATTGCAGCAGAAAACTATATTAGCGGTTTCTCAACAGTTAGCGGTTATATGGAAAGTCAATGTGGAACTTATGACCCAAGTGCTAACACGGCTATCACAAGCATTACACTTACTTGCAGAGAACCATATTTTACCGCAGGAACTAATTTTCAACTCTACGGCATTAAAAATACATAAGGAGAAACCATGGCTAATCTAAAAATCGCAGAAGTAAATTGCGAAACAGGTGAAGTGACCGAGCGTTTAATGACAGATGAGGAACAAGCAGATCATTTGGCTGCGGTTAAAGATGCAGATGACAGAGAATTGGCTCGCAAAGCCGAAGCGGATCGTGTTGCTGCCCTTAAAGAATCTGCAAAAGCCAAACTTGTTGCTGGCGAGGCTTTAACTGAAGAGGAAGCCTCTGTCCTGGTAATCTAACGGCATGGCCGTAACCAACTACCGTTATCTGTTTGTTGATCTATTAACCAATGAGATCATTGCTGAACTGCCGCTGACGGGTGTCGGTTTTACGCAACAATTAAACCAACCTGGAAACTTCCAAGGCCACCTTCTTATCTCAGGCATTAATACCGCTGAGTTCAATGTCGATGCTTCCACGATCCCTGGCAAGTGTGGCTTGTATGTGGATCGCAACGGCATCCTGGTGTGGGGTGGCGTTATTTGGGGGCGTTCTTATAACTCGACCAGCCAGGAATTATCTTTCACGGCCCAGGAATGGTTGTCTTATTTCTCTCACCGCCGAGTAAATGAAACCGTTTCTTATAGCAACATTGATCAGTTGGTGATCGCAAAAGACTTGATTGTTAATGCCCAGGCGCAGCCATACGGCGATATTGGAGTCGGTTATAACTCTCACGGTCAAACAACTTCAGGCGTTCTTGTAGATCGTGTTTATTACAATTACGAACTTAAGAATGTCTTTGAAGCAATCCAGGATTTAAGTCGCCAAGAGGATGGCTTTGACTTTGTAATTGATGTGTCTTACGACCTTATTACGGGCTTCCATCGTAAAGATTTCAACACTTATTATCCGCGATCAGGCGTGGCTTACACATCGGCCAGCCTTTCTGTTCCTGTCTTTGAATTCCCTGCGGGCAATATGGTTGAATACGAGTATCCCGAAGACGGATCGTTAGTGGCAAATGTTATGTATACCCTTGGCGCAGGATCAAACGAAGGCAAGTTAATCTCAACGGCTGCCGATGTCACAAAGTTTGCCGAAGGATGGGCCTTGCTTGAAAACACCGCAAACTATTCAGACATCACTGATCAGACTGTTCTTGATAATTTAGCCTCGGCTCAAGTTCTAGCCGTTTCTTACCCGCCTGTAGTTTTAAAGGTGGTCGTTCCCGCTTATCAAAACCCTGAGTTTGGATCTTATGAAATCGGCGATGATTGCCGTGTCTTGATCACAGACGACCGATTCCCTAACGGCCTGGATCAGATTTATCGGATTGTTGGCTTATCAGTTCAACCTGGCGAGGATGGCCCTGAACGCGTAACCTTGACTTTAGCCCAGGGAGCAGGTGAAGCGTAATGCCATACATGAATCAGCCGCAGGATTTGCACCGTATTTATACCGATCTAGATTCCCGCCTTCGCAAACTAGAAACGGCCGTTCGATTTACCGCACCCGATGTGGCAACCGTTCCAACCTACCCGCGTATCGGTGACATTGTTTATGACAACACGACCGACCAAATGAAGTATTGGAACGGATCGGTGTGGGTTGTCTTTGCAGACAATAGCCTAGGCGTTCCAGTTATTACTTACACCCCAACTTGGGCTGGAACAGGATTAACTTTTACAGGCACTCCAGCCGTTGGTCGATATTCACGCGTTGGCAAAATGATCACTTATAACATCCAAGTCAACTGCGCAACAGTCACAAACTTTGGCACAGGTCAATACACAATGACTCTTCCAACGGGGCTGTCTTCGGGTTACAGTTTTCAGCATCTTGGCGGGCTGCATAAATCAACCGATCATTTCACTTTGCTGGCTGACCTTGGTGCTGGATCAACCACAGTCACGATGTATCACCCTACGGCTAATGGCGCTCAAGACATTTTCTCTCACAACAAGCCAACAACTCTAACCACCGCTTGTACCTGGTATTTCAGTGGGACTTATTTCTTGGCTTAATTGCTAAACTTTTCTCATGAAAATGTCATTAGATACCAGCCTGGCCGTAGCGCAGTTGATTGCACTCTGCGTTGGTTTGCCAATTGGAGTCTTTAAGATTTGGCGCAAGTTGGACTGCCGACTTACCGAGCAGGATAAAAGACTGGCACGGATCGAATACCAAGTTTATGAAAACGGCGGCGCTTCTATGAAGGATCAGATAAATTCCCTGGTAGATAATCAGGCACACATTAAAACCGATGTGGCCGTTTTGAAGGCCCAAGTGGAGGCAAAAGTATGAGTAAAGTTCAAGAGTTATGCGCAGCCGAGGTTGGTTATACCGAAGGGCCAAACAACGACACTAAGTTTGGTAAATGGTATGGGCTAAACAATCAACCCTGGTGCGCTATGTCAGCCTCCAAGATGTATTTCGATGCGGGTCTTATACGATCCGTGGCCGCTTCTGCAAAGAAAAAGGGCTATGCATCTTGCGATGAATGGCTTAAGTATCTAGCCAAGAACGGACAACTTGTTCCAGTCGGCCAGGCTAAAGCGGGCGACCTTGTTTTCTTTCAGTTTGATGATGATGCGCAACCCGATCATGTTGGCATCTGCAAAGGCAACAACACCACGCTTAAGATTCTGTATTGCTATGAGGGGAACACTTCCAGCGGCAAAGGCGGCTCACAAAGCAACGGCGATGGGTACTATTTAAAGAAGCGGGGCTACGCTACAATTATGGCGGTCGCTCGGCCTAAGTCATAGGGAGGTTGAAAGATGAATGAAGTCATGAAATCAGTTGTTAAATCGTATGTCCGCGGAGTCTTGGTAGCAATTCTGCCTTTGCTTTCTATTAACTGCACCGATCCTCGTGCTTATGTGGCTGCGATCGCGGCGGGCGTTGTAAGCCCAGCCCTTCGTGCGCTTGATAAGAAAGACCCAGCCTTTGGCATGGTGGCAAATGCAGTTGATGTAGAAATTGAAAAACTTGTAAAAGCGGACAAGAAAAAGAAGTAAAAACGCTCGTGAAACGCCCTGCTTATCACTAGGCAGGGCTTTTCTTTTGCGGTAACCTATACGCGGGAGGTCACATGGCACTAGAAGAGGCATTTAACGAAATCTTGGGCGCTCGCAAAACGAACCGATTATCTGCTAATTGTGCGTATCAGAGTCTTTATGATTCACTTCCCGAAGCGGATCAGAAGGCTATTGATAAAGCATGGGCAAACAATTACCCAGTTAATCTTGTAGTTCAGGCTTTGCGCAAAGATGGGCATAAGACAAGTTCGGATGCAGTCCGAGCGCATCAGAATGGAACTTGCAGATGTCCGAAGGATTAGATGAAGTCCTGGGAGATCGTCAGGCCGAATACGGATCGGCGCGTTATAACTTTACCGCGATCGGTCGTATGTGGGGCGCGTTGCTGGGGGTGAGTGATATTCCTCCGCACCTAGTTGCCTTGATGTTTGATGCCGCAAAGTCCGTACGGATCGTGGCGAATCCCAACCACGCAGATTCTTGGGTTGATAAACAGGGGTATACCCATCACGGAAAGATGATCGTGTTCTCAAATGAGCCTTGAAAAACGACTGAACGAATTCCCTGAAGGCATCGAGTCTGATGATGTGAATGAACTTCGAAGCGCAATGATGCGCTTGCAGAAACAACTGAAACAAGCCAAAGAAAGAACTCAAGACTTAGTTGCCGCCGTTTACCAAGGATCGCAAGATGCAATGCTGGGCCACGGCCCAATCAAACCCGTGACACCACCCACCATTGATCCACGGCGCAAAGCCGAAGTTGCACTTTGGCACTTGACCGATTGGCAAGGCGCAAAACGAACCACCTCTTATGACTCAGAAATAATGCGTAAAAGAGTCATGGACTTTTGCGCTAAAGCAGTGCGCATTACAGAGATTCAACGAGCCGATCATGCCGTTAAAGATTGCACGATCATGTTTGGCGGTGACATGGTTGAAGGATTGTTTAACTTCCCAAGCCAGGTGTTTGAAGTGGACTCCACAATATTTGAACAATATGTCAATGTTTCCAGGCTTTGCGTGGATGTTGTTCGCTACGCCCTGGCCAATTATGAAAAGGTCACGGTTAT